GGCATCCTGAGCGCCATAGATTGGATACTATGATATCCGTTGGCCTAATACCGTAAATTAAACTACAAATAAGTATTTTCATATATTACTTTATTACATATTTTGTAAAGTTTTACCCTTACTTTATTACATTATCACCTATCTCTTTTGCCGGGTTACCCGCGTACTTTTTAAAGTCTTTACTAATTAACTTCTTTGTAACCACCGCACCCATGCCTATCATACACCCGACCGCAATATCTTGCTTTTGATGTATCACCGCATTAAGCCCAATGTTGCACTTAGACCTTATCACCGTGTGCCCTCCAATCTTGGCTCCGCATGATATGGTCACACCATTACCGATCCAACAATCGTGACCGACATGGCTATGCTTAAGCATCCACACCCCATCACCAATGTAAGTAGGTTGATCACCTGTACTTGCATCAATGGTCACATGCCCGGTCAATGTTACGTTATCACCAATTACAACTTCGCCCTCGAGTTGATCCCAATACGCTTTATGTTCTGCCTTAAATCCGATTATGCAATATGGACCGATGTAACAATTCTCGCCAATGCTTACATTAGGTCCTATCAATGCCGTTGGATGGATGTAGCTCATTTTTATATTGTTTATAGGTTAATACTAAGAACTCACACACGCATGCATCACACCTACGATTGTAATCGTAGCTAGGAACCTTTAACCTAATCACGCTCAATAGCTCATCTTGCACATCGGCATTGAAGTTGACTATCTCACCTGATCGAATGAATAGTTCGTAATGGTGCCTATGCCTCAATAAGATCTCCAAATGCTTTGCGGCGCTTGGCTCCAATCTCTTGGTAGTTGTATTTCGTTTTTGCCCACTCATAAAGTTTGTCGCCCATTTCTACCCTAGCGCTCGGGTTGTTTACTAAATATGTAATATGTTTAAACCAATCCGCTTGGCTCTTAACCCATAGGACCGGTGCATCCTTATCGTTATTGTATGGCTCAACATCACTCACGATGCAAGCGATACGCTTACTCGCTGCCTCAAGTATCTTAAGGTTTGACTTACACGCATGCCATTGGCTATCCTCAAGAGGTATAAGCATTATGTCGGCATGTTCAAAGTGGCTCATGTAATCATTTGGCAAAGTACCTTTGTGCTTTTGGTGTGCAAGCTTACCTCCATTGGTGAACATACTTAACACCTTATCCCAATAAGCCTTGCTCGTTGCATCACTATCCGTGTAACCACCTAGCACCATCTCGATACCTTTTAAACCTGATAGCCTTTTGATTGGGTTTCTAAGGAGTGCGATATCGTTTAAATGTGTTGATCCACCCGCCCAAAATATGCGCACCTTATCGCTCTCATGCCTATGCTCGGTGTATTGTTGCTCACCTAGTGGGATGCAATTAGGTAGGATCAATACATTCTTATTGTACTTGCTTACCTTCTCGGCAATCCTTTCGTTGGTACATGTAACCATGTCCGCATTAAAGATGTTATTAATAACACGCTTCTTTTGTGGCTCATAGAATTGAAACAAAGGATGTGAGTAGGGCAATTCCCAATCATCATCCAAATCCATAATAACCTTGAAATGCTTTTTAGCCTCATTCCAATTACTATCAAATTGGGTAAACCGATTATAAAGTAATACCTCAAAGTTGCGCTCCTCAAGTATCTCCTCGGTAGGCACATTACAAATATGGTTATATGCATCCGGCATAAATGCCAAAGGCAATGTCACCCGCTGGATTCATGACGCCGCCGGGCGGTTACAGG